ACATAAACTACCAGCAACCCGATGTTACCAGTAGGCGAAGTCCCGAAAGACCCCGACTTATTCAACGGCCAGACCCGTGATGGGGGCCAGACCGCGGAAAATCTCTTGAACCGTGTTTAGAATCAAATTGGAACCAAGTCTTGGGGACTAGGCAGAGCACGGTGCTTGTTTAGAATATAACATTAAGATAATACTTATCCTAGAGGCCCAGATCCTTGAGCCCCTGGATAAGCAGATCCATCATTGATTTCTGCCCACGCTTGCCGGCTTGGAACATTACACGGTCAACTAGACCATAACGCAGATGAGCATTGGCCTTGATGTATTCGCCACGACCTTCGTGATACACCCTCTCGTAGCTCATCTTTGGATCAGTCATCCAGCGATAGATAGCAACAGCCATCTTGGTTGGTGACTTGGACGTTTCAATCTCATCGACCATCATCTTGACAATGGCTTCCAACTCGGTTGAAGAATACACAGCGTTCCATGCCTTGAAGTAGCGGCTTGACCACTTTGTCTCTTCTGCCTTAGCTTCTGCCTTACGCTCGTCAAATGCACGCAACATGTGGATATACTTGGTGTTGAATGCTTCACAGACAGCCTGTGTTTGATCTGACAGTGTAGGGATTAACTGTTGCAGTTGAGGGATTAACTCAGAACGCATGCGGAGATAGATGGTGTTCTTCTTCTCTTCGCGTACATCCTTGAGTACCTTGATGTAGTGCTCACTGAGCTCTGCCAATGGTCCATCATAGACATTACCTTCCAACTCATGCTTGAACCGATCAGGGATACGACTCATCATGTAGCTGTCAATCTTGATATCTTGTTTGATGATATCATCGATCATTGATTGCCACATGGTTGATACGCTGCCACTGATAAAGCGGAATGCCTCAATGTTTGCTGTTTGAGAGCTTGCATCGATAATGTCATTACCACTAGCTGGCATGTAGGTTGGATAGCTTGGACCAAACACATTTGCATGTACCATCATGAAGTTCGAGAATGAACCAAATCCAGGGTTGTGCAATTGTGCATCAATCATGTGCTTGGCGTTATCTCGTGTGAATCCCCTCTTGCTGTACTGCGTTGAGTTCAGGATTTCATTGAGCTTAGTGTCAACAATGGTGTCTTTAAGCAGTGTGCTCATTGGCAGTGTTGCTTTGCTAAGGTCAATTACCTGTACCATCTCTTCGTTTACACGCATAAATGGCATTGTCTCTGCATCGTAACGCTCGATTGAATAACCACCAGGTCCGTTTGGTGAACGAATGATAACAACCATGTCGATTGCTTCTTCTGGTGTGGTTGGTACTTCCAGGTCAGCTGGGATAACAAATCCATCCCTGAATTCCTGGTGTGACAACCCATAGAGAGTTACAACTGGCGAAGAGCTCCACAATTTAATGCGGATGAACCTAGCCATGTCACCATCTTGGTCCCATGTGTCGTGAAGGTCTGCTGTCTCAACAAAGCGGTTGCCTGGGATGATTGCACCGAAGCGCTTGTCATACCATACAACATTTGACTTTGACTCTGGCAGCTCTTGTCCACCCATGATTTGCAATGCCTCATGAGTAATGACAGGAGCCATGAATGCATTAAACATTGGCAACCAGATGTTACCACGCTTAACTGATGCACTCATGCGATTAGCAAGCTGACCGTACGCCATGTGGATGAAGTTTGAGCTGTCATACAATGAGAACCCAGCCTTTTGCCACTTAATGTAGTTTGCTTGCCACTCTTGGAGTTCATTGTCTTCGTTGACTACTCCATGATCCTCTTGATCATCCATGCTAACAGTCATCCATTCTGGCATATTGCCCACTTCGATTTCTTTCTTGAAGTCAGACAAAAGACTGTCACATGTAGCTGTGAGGTGTTCAGTGGTGTACAACCATGGATTGTTGATCATTGATTGATCGTCAATCGTTACTTCGTACAGAGTTGGCATCGGCCACGCTACAAATGTATAATTACCATCTGTGGTGGACAATTCCTTCTTTTCCATTGATTCGTGGTACACAATGTCTGCTGGGATTTCATCATCCTCAACAATGTGCAACAAGCCCTTAAGCATGAAGCCTTCCATTTTCATACGGAACAACCAAGTACGATTGTCACCGTGCACACCACCAATCATTCTGCCTCTTACTTCCGCATCTTTGATAGGGAAACAAGCTTTGATGAATGCTGATTTGCGCATAAAGGCTGGTCCATCAAACATCACCTCATCTGCTGGATCATACTTCAACCCATAGCTAGAGTAGTATTGCTCAAGCCATTCGTTTGTATAAGCCTTAGTGGTGACTGACTTCATTGACCTTGAACGATATACCTGAGTAAACCGTGTGATTTCTTGAAGTCGCTTTGATGTCTTCTTCATGTCGATTACGCTGACACCAAGATCATCCAATGACCAGTTGTTGTCTTCACGCATCTTCAAGAAGAAAGCATGTGTTGCATTAGCCCAGGCAAAGTTGGATTCTTCGATGAGTGCATCTAAGTCTCCGTTGTCCTTGCTGATCCACTGCTTCAGCTCATTGATTGTAATCATCTTAAGCTTGAACTTCTTACCGCGGCTGTTAAGCTTGTGCTCCAAGAGTCCATACTTCCAAGTAGGGTTGTTGTTGATTGGCATAAGCCAGATATGGTGGTTGTATGCACCATTCTCACCAGTGCGAACTGTTGTCCCCATCTTGAATGGTTTGCCCGTCTTCTTTACGGTTGAATAGGCCAATGACTCACGCTCTGTTGGGTCGTTGGTGATGGTGTGGAAGAAGTCATGCATGAATGCAATCACTTCTGCTCCTTTCTGTTGAGGCTCTGTCGTTAAACGATTGAGCTTTTGTTGTGGTGTTTCCATGGGTTTTACCTCCCCATTTGTTGTTGGTTGATTATTTGATTGATTTACTACAGACACGCGATGCATCCGTTCATGAATACCTCAGTGCCTGATCCGCCCATTTCTTCTGGCTGATACTTAGTGCCACATACATGACATTCAACTTTGCCAAATGGCTCATCCTCATCGATAACTTGGACAGGCTTAACGGGCTTAGGCTTGTATGCCTTGAGCTTGTCAATGGCTGCTGATGCCCACTTGGTGGTGAGTACATTTGTTCCATCGATATGTGCTTTCATCTTTGTTGTCAAAGACTCCTGCTCATCAATTGTCATGTTTGATTTAACTTCCAAGAACAAAGACCGGATAAACTTTATCTGCTTATCTGTCATTGGCTTGTTCTTTGGTGCAAGTTGAGCCAGTTGCTCTCCACACAGTTCACAATAAACTGCCTTGTAGTCTGTGTTTACTTGTCCTGGAATTAATTTCCAATCCCAGACTTGGTGTTTGCATTGCTTCATCGGATTTACCTCCCGAATTGTTGTTGGTTGATTTGACATGGCTTCTTTCCTTTCGTTGTTTGTTGTTTCTTGATTGACATTTTCTTGCGGTACTAACTCAATTGCGGTAGACCCCTGTAGACCGTGCAAAGGACGCTCTGGGTAGTAACCAAGTTGTGGGACTGGATCCCAGTTAATAGATACGGTATAACCTCCCTTTGGTATCTTCTGGACATAGTTCCATTTTCCACGTGAATTTTGCCTATTAACAGATACTCCATTGGGTTCAAACCTAACCCACTTTACAGTGCCTGTTATATGAGGCTTTGCCTTGGAACGTACCTTGTCCCCTGGATTGAATGGCTTCATGATTACTTTCCTCCCTCGTTGAATAGTGATAGTTGGTTGTCTTTCATTGTTTGCTTTGCTTGAGATACTAGTTTCTTCTTCTCGACCCTAGTTTCACTGCCTGCTTTGCATTCGGTGCACCATATGCGCCTTACTGGGTAAAACGTAATCCAAGCATTAGCTATGTGAACATAGTGTTTGCCTAGAGCACACCACACCTCTTTCTCTGAATCCCGAGCAAAACGGGAATAGTTCTTCCAATGTAACCTTGCCATTACTCCCCCTTTATGTTTTCTTCTAGGAATTGTTTTGCATTTTTCTCACACCAACCACACGAACCACATTTCTGAATGTGCGTGTTTAATTTCCAGATTATGAGATGCTTTTCTAACTGTTTCTGCTGGCGAGAACTTAAAAGATATCCGCCATTGTTCTTTTCGCAGAAATCAAAGTATGCTTGCCTGTCTAAATCAAGCACACCTAATTTGAATATATCACTCATTACTTTTCTCCTTGGTTGTTGTTTGTTACTCGTAATTCAATTTCCATGTCTCGGCATGTCAATTCAAGGTTTGCGTTGAGGTTAAACCGATCAATTATGGCTTCAATGAATTCCCTTGAAAATCCATACAAAGTATTATTAACGTTAACCTCGGTGTATTGAATACCGCTATTGGCAGTGTGGACTGATGGCCTTCCACTCCATGGTCCGGTAAGAACCCTGTGTGATCCATCTTGCATTGTCAATTCAAATGACTGGCCTCCATAACCACGACCAATTTTATTGGATCCATCATGGATAAAGCCATTAACAATTGCACCATCATCTGAAATGCCAACAAATGAATATGATGATTTTGTTTCATCACACACATTTTCGTATTGGGTATACGTCAATGCTCCACTTGTTAGCCGATTGTCATTTGATTGGATTTTAACCTCATGCCATTCTCCCATGTGATGTAACACAATTTCAGCTTTTGAGATTAAATCCAGCCTTGACTGGAATTTATTATTGTTTTCTAACATTACTTGTCTCCTTTGTTGTTTTTTGGCTTACTGTTTTTCTGTTGATTGCAAAAATCTATCTTAGAGCATTCGGCCTTTCGTCAAGACCATAATTGCATTCCAGTAGATGTCTGCATCTTTTTCTTGCTTGTTGGCCTCTGCATCGTTCAATGCAAAAACCAATTCATTGATGAGTGCTTTCTTGCTTAGTTTTTCTTGTAGTATTTTTGCTACAATTTCTTCGGCAGTGAACACTCTTGGTTTTGGTACATTTTCTTCAGACATTCGTTTCTCCTTTTGGATTGTTGTTTGTTGACATGTTTACTTTCCTCCGTTTTCTGTTGGTAGTTTAATTGATTCAGCAATGCGCAAATAACGAGTCTTCAATTCTGGATTGAGTTCTACGATATCGTTAACCATTACTGTGGTGCTATTGCCGTAGCAATTGGCCTTGGCTATACTCCAAAGAGTATCTCCTTCGTATGCAACAACTGAACTTACGTGACAGTATGTTGGCTTGTTGGTTAGCTTGCCCATTGTAACTAAAGCCGCAATTGCGACAATAAGAACAACGAACATTTTTGTTGCTTTACTCACTGCTTTCTCCTTTGTGTTGATTGATGTTTTCATTTGAGCCAATCTCCTTCTGTGTTGGTGTTTTCATTTGATGTGTTACCGTATTCCCATACACGCTTACCTGCATAGCCGAGACCCGCAAGCAAGATGATTGCCACACCTGTAGCATTAAGCATGCTGAGGATAAAGCCCAATACTTCAAATACAGCACTGAACAGTATGCCTATAGCACCGAATGCTACAGATACTAGTGGGGTGAATAGAACAAGCGTTATGCCCACAGCCACTTTGTGGTTGAGGATCCAATTCTTGATCGTATACATGATTATTTACCTTCTTTCGTTAGGTATTACTGCTCACACGATGTGAACATCAAACACCACGAAACCTAAATCCCATGGTGTTTACAACTCACATCAGAGTTGATTATTTACTTGTTGTCCGGGTTTTGCTTACTTACTTAACTTGTTAATTAACTCAGAAAAAGAATTAAGATTTTCCTTAATTTCTTTCCAAGTATATTTATAGCTACTAAATTGACCATGATACAGAGAATCTTTTTCATATATCATCTCCATGATGGCATTGTTATCCCAATCCCACAAAAAGTATGGACGGTCATACTCCCACTTTTTGCAGAACTTAATACGAAAATCCATGTCGTATGCTCGAGATTCTAATACTCGAATAAGCTGATTATGAAGACTGGATTCTAACTCTTTGCGCTGACGATCCCAGAATTTAGCAAATGGGGTTAAAACTTCAACCCTTTCTGCATTATTGAAATTCTTTGGTATTAACGCAAAGACTTCTTCTGCTGACAATTTTATTGACAGGTTTGTTTTTGATTCCCACCTGTCTACTCTAGTTTCTTTTATCATGTTTTTCCCCGTTGTTTGTTTAAGTTGATTTTCTTAAACCCGGACAACAAGAAACTTAATTCAATGTTTTACTTGCCAGAATAATCGCAAGGTTCATGTTATTTAACGTCCACCAATGGACAATGTACTTGATTAGCAGTTAGTGCCGCACAAGGCTTTAATGCCTGTAGGAGAAGCCTTTACTGACTCTTCCCATAGGTTTACTGAATGAAGGGTCCAGCGGTAGCCCCACATGCGTGCACGTGAATCCCATGAACGCTCACCTAGAAGGCGAACAATCTTCCCATTGTACATCTTGTTCATGTACTCTGGGATGTTATGGGTGTGTGTGAATGTATGGCTATCAGATGCACCGCACCCATCAAGCTGTATCCACACTGCCTGGCCATCATGGCACACGTACTTGCCAATAACCTCGGCATACTGTGCATGTGTGTTGTACGCCTGAGCCATCTGCTCACACGTGGTTAGTGTTACTGGTGACATGGTTACTTTCCTCCCTTATTGGTGATTGATGTTTCTACTAGGTATGCCCTTACATAGGCACATGTCTTTGCATTTACTGGTATGTTGTGCTTTACACAATGCAGTAGGTACTTACGGTACGTACGTGCATATGATGTCCTGTTATGCTCCATGATTATCTCCTTTGTATGAGTTGAATAAAGCCCAATGTTTTACATACCATGGCTATCGTATGGTTCATGTTGTTTAGTGTCCACCAATGGACAGTACTACCACCTGTATTACAGGCTAATAATAGGACGTACCTTATTATTAAACTGCATGAAGTATTCCTTACCTGTGCCACCCTCTGTGCAGAAGAAAAGGTTACCTTCTGTCCTGTGATTAATGATGTTTATATCTCTTAGTGCTACATCACCATTCTCTTTAAAGAAAGATACAGTTGTACTCCAATTATATTGAGTAACAACTATCCTTCCATTCTTATTACCTGTGTATGTTATTGATGACATGATTGTCTACTTTCTTGTTAGTTAAGACCCCATACCCGGGTGGGCACGTTAAAAGTCTTAAGGGTCTACATATACCCACTAGTGGTGGCCCATATTTTTTCCATATTTTTAGCCTATTAGTTTTTTTTATATATGTTTTTACATCAAAAATTTTTCCTTTATTTTTATACCTATATAGGAAATCGCCCGCAAAAAAAGTTTGGAATATATTGCTATAGAGGTTGTCAAAGGTAAACATGCTTTGCTATTATCTTTGTTGTCATATAGATATCATGTACAAGAATCATATAACCATCAATGCCTAGTACAAAAGGATAAGAAAATGAGTAAGAACAAGAATACGTTGACAAAAGAATCCCAGGATGATATTCAACTGGATATGTTCGAGGATTATGAGGGGTTGGACGTGGAAGATGATATCTTCTATCAATTTAACTCTAAGACATATTATGGAGCTAAGTCAGCTTATGTTGATGTTGAAGATTATGATTTCGACAACTATGGTTACAACGACTAATATTTAACCTATATAAAAAGAAAAACCCCCTGGATATACCGGGGGGTTTTTTTATATCCTTATATAAGTATTATTAAAGATCATCTAAGTCGTTAGGAAACTCTCTAGGATCGATCACCCAGGACTCAATACCATCCTCTTCGGATAATCCTTCTATAATAGAAAATTTATCCCTACCGGTAAGCTCGGAAATATCATCGATCATTTCCCATACCTCAATACTAAAAACATTAAATACCAAGTTACCGTTACCATCAGGATGGAAGGTGACTACGCTTTCGGTCTCCAAGTCTTCGTCGTCAAGTAAGAAGACCTGTTCTTCTAGCTCTTCCCCGTTTTCCCTATTATAGATAATAAGTTCAAACAATTTTTTAAAAAAGTCCATAAACATCAATTCGCTAGATGATACTCTTATAGTAATCTGTTAAAAAATAAAAAAATAATTTTCGCCGCGAAATGCGCCGGGAAGGCAATGATCTAATCTTTAACTTCTTTTATGTAGTTCTCTTCCCACGAATCACCACAATCCCTACACTTAACAGAAAAACGTTCTACACGTTTATCTTTAGAACCAAGTTTAGTAGCTGAGTGATTCGGTGGGAATGAACAATCGGAGCAGGCGGTTGATTCAAACCCCTGGCTCATATGTTATTCTTTTCCTTAATTAACGCTATAAGTTTTTCGTCTAGCTTTAGCTTCTCTACAGCATTATCTCTACCTTGAGCAAAGTTTTCGCCATCAAGATAAACCCAAGCACCTTTTTGGGTAAAGATACCTTGACCTAAAGCAAGATCGAACAAACAACCGAATTGATCTACACCCTTACCATAAAGAATATCAAATTCTGTAATCTTTAATGGTGGGGCCATCTTATTCTTAATAATCTTAGCTTTAACTTTAATACCTATAGCTTCGCCAGACTTGTCCTTAAGATCTTCCTTCTTACGCAAATCTATACGAACCGAAGCAGCATACTTAAGAGCCATACCGCCAGGAGTAGTTTCCGGGTTACCGAACATAATACCAATTTTATTGCGCAACTGGTTTATAAACAATAGGAGCGTTTTTGTCTCGGATGCGGCCGAAACTAGCTTTCGCATCGCTTTGGCCATTAGACGAGCTTGTAGGCCCATCTGAGCCGATTCCATCTCACCTTCCAGCTCTGCTTTCGGAATAAGTGAAGCAACAGAGTCAATCACAACAACTCCCACTTCGCCAGATCGAACAAGGCGGTCAACTATCTCCAAAGCTTGCTCGCCGTAATCTGGCTGAGAAAAAATTAACTCATCCAAGTCTACGCCTAGTGCGGTCATGTAGATTGGGTCCAAAGCATGCTCAGCATCAATGTAAGCACACTTCAGACCCATCTTCTGAGCTTCTGTAATAACAGTCAAAGCAATAGTAGATTTACCAGAAGATTCTGGTCCATATATTTCTACTATTCTTCCTCTAGGTAAACCACCAATACCTAGAATCTTGTCTAGCGTGGGAGCGCCAGTCGGAACAGAAGGCCATTTTTCTACATTGGTAGACCCGAGAGTAATCACGGATCCGGCACCAAACTGACGCTCTAATTGAGCGATAATAACATCTAAAGCTTTTGAATCATCCATAAAGATATTCTATCACACTTTCAATGCTAAAGCTTCTTGAACTTCCTTCATCTTCTCTACAACCTTGGCTTCAACAAATCTAAGTTCAGCTTGGGTTTGTGGATCTTGACCAAGCATTGATTGTCTTACTTGTTCGCGCAATTTAGTTAACTGCTTAAGATAAGCAAATGATGGCTTTATTGTTTTACTCATTGTGAGGTACTCCTAATCTTGATGGTATAATTACTAGAAGAAATTATATACAGATGGGATACAAAATGCAACGCAGAATAGAATTAGATGAGAATTTTTACAGAGCAGTGTTCTTGCTTAAGAATAGATTTAACAACGTAAATGACCTCGTAAAGTATTGGGCATATGCAGGACCTTGTGATGAAGGTCAACCGCAAATAGAAAACATAAAAAAAATTGGCAAGTGACTTGAAGTAAAGAAAGAAAAATAGTAGACTGGGATTTTACCCCCTACCCCCTACCCCCTTACTATATACATATATGTTATAAATAATATGTATATATATAATAATATATTATATTAATATATAGAATCTTAATTTTTAAAACATGATCGGAGCACAAATGAAGATATATCAGATATACGTTCCGGATCTTAACGCATACGTTAAATACAAAGTATTAGAACCAGAAGAAATAGAGTCATTCGTTTCGCAGCTAAATGCTAAGACTGAAAAAGAACGAAGAAGAAAAGTTCTTCAATATGTAATCTTTAACTTAAAAACAGAAATATCTCAAGCATTAGGATTAATGTCCAGACCCGATGCAGAAAGATGCGTAGAAGCATTGTATACGGGATGTGTAATGTTGAACCCTGGTTTAGACATAGATTACTGGGTTGCTATTGCCTATTCATTTGGTGCCGAAGAATATGATCTATCTACAGATAGAAACTTTGAAGAACTAAAAAATATACTTAGTAAAGTAAAAGACAAAAAAGGTTCTAAAGGACAAGATAAAGCAGTTCAAGTTGCCAAGAAGATAAGTAAACAAAAGTTCCTTGGATTGGAACATCATCTTAAGAATAATATTATTGGTCAAGATGAGGCAGTTGAATCCATCTGCGAAGCATTAATTAGATCTCAGGCTGGTTTAAATGATTCCAACAGACCATTGGGGGTCTTTATGTTTGCCGGCGCTTCGGGTGTAGGCAAGACACATTTAGCAAGAACTTTGCACGAATATTTGTTTACATTAGATTATCCGATGGTAAGAATAGATTGCGGTGAATTCCAACAAAAACATGAGAATCAAAAGCTAATAGGTTCACCCCCAGGTTATGTTGGACACGATGAAGGTGGCCAATTAGTTAATCAGATTCAAAAGAATCCTAACTCAGTAGTTTTGATAGATGAAGTAGAAAAAGCTCACCCAGATATTTGGAATACATTCTTGAGAGTATTTGACGAAGGAATTATTACTGATGGCAAAGGTGAAAAAGTAGACTTTAGAAATACCATAATAATATTAACAACTAACCTTGGTAACGAAAAAACGGTAGATCATATGATCGGTACCGGGACAGGTTTTAATAAGAATGTAAACTACCAAGGATCAACATCTGCAATTCCATTGAAGTCTATGGTTGAAAGAAATACTATGGATGCAGCAAGAAAATACTTTAGACCTGAATTATTAAATAGAATTGATAAAGTTGTTGTGTTTAATCATTTAACTAGAGCTGACTGCGAAAGAATAGCTGAATTAGAAATGCGAATAATTTCTGACAAATTAAACAAAAAAGGTTTTAATATTGAATATAATCAAAATGTTATCAATGGTTTGATTGATAGAGGAATTGATACTGTCAAGGGGGCAAGAGGATTGGCTCAAGTTCGTAGAGATAAGATAGAAACTTCATTAGCCAAGACGATAGTTAACACGTCCGTTCCCAAGGGAACAACATTTACTTTAGACTATTTGGATGACAACTTTCACTTTACGGTTATTAAACCAGCTAAAAAAGTAAAAACCACATAACTATACCATTACTATTAATATTAAGTATTGGATTAGGAGTTTTAATGGGAGAAGGAACAAGGCTTTCCGGAGCAATCGCTCACACAAAAACTAGTGGTAGATCAATTGGCGCAGCCATCAAAAAAAACCCTAAGAAGAGCATGGCCATTGGAGCTGGAGCAGTTTTTGGCTATGGGGCCATGAGGGGCCGTAGAGGTTCTGGAACTGGGCAAAGAATGCCAGGTTCACAAAGAGGAATAAGGAACTACTAACATGCCGGCTTTACCGGGTAAAAAACTTCCATACGTTTTAGATAAGCTTGGTTTAGGCGCAGGCGCAGCCGGGAGATACCTTGATACTCCACGCGGAGCAAAAATAGCAAACAGAGTAGAACAAAAAATGTTCAGAGGTGTAGGGAAAACTCTACACCCAATGGATAGATATAGCCCAGAATTTGCCGCGAAGCATAGAGCACAATCAATAGCTGCAAGGCAAAGACAAGTCGGTGGAAGATACGCAGCTGGAGCTATTGGCCTTGGAACGATGGGCATGTATAATGGTAGAAGTAGTGGATCAAGAGGTGGCCCAAGTCCAATGACAAGGGCAAGACCAGGATCAGGTAGAAATCCATAAATAAAACAAGTTAGGAAATGTGATGAATGATTGGAAGAGTTATACAGATGTTAATGGTGATTTTCAACTAGCAAATTTTTTGTATAAAAGTATTAATGAATTGATGAAAAATTCTTTAGACATGGGGACATTATTGTCTAATGATCAATATAAGCTGAGGGCTTATAAAGAGCAAACAAAAAAATTGTTTAAGAACAAATGGTTGAACATAGCAGATGCGTTAGAGTATTTTGACATTCTAGAAAAATGTGTTTGCTACGTTGATAGATCAGAACCTTACTGTGATGTTTGTAAAGGTTCAAGATATAAAATATCTTCGTATTTATCTCCAGATGAAATGAGAGAAGTAAGCACTTTTGTTAACGCTATGCAAGATAGTGAGATCCAAGAGAAACTTCAAAAAGGTTTAATGAAGCTTCTAGAAGATATTAATTAATTATGTTTTGCCCTCGTTGCGATTATCGCATGGAGTTAATGACTGAAGAAAGATTTGTCGAATATGGAAAACTTTCGGTCGAATCTAAGAAAGAGTACTTTTGTAATAATTGCGTTTGTGCTTTAATAGAATGTTTTAAAGGTTCCGAATTTTATAGCTCTGATTGGATTGATTTTAATGGCTGATATACAAAAGTTTAATGATAAAGAACAATTTTTAAAAAGCTTTGAATCACTCCGTCCAGATTTATTTTTTCCAGAAAATTGGACTGATGAAGAAAGAACAAAAGCTGTTGAATTAATAAGACCTCAAAAAACTAGGTCAACAATGTTTTCTTCAATACCTATGAATTGTGAATCTATCAAATGCATTTTTGCAGCGACATGTCCTTTATTAAAAGAAAATCTTGCTCCGAAAGGAAAACCATGCCCGATAGAGATGGCTATGGTTGCACAGTTTACTGCTGAATATATGGAGCAGTTAGATGTTCATTCTGATAATTTGATTGAAGTTTCAATGATTAGAGATCTTGTGGATCAAGAAGTGCAATACCTTCGTAAGACAAAGTTATTGGCTAAAGAGCACTTTATTCAAGAAAACATTATTGGTGTTGATCAAGAGGGTAGTCCAATATTAAAGAAAGAACTACACATGGCAGTTGAGCTGGAAGATAGATTGCATAAGAGAAGAAAAGATTTACGTAATCAACTTCTTGCAACCAGAGAAGCTAAAGCTAAAGCTGGTCAAATGCAAGCAGACAGCGCACAGGCTATATCTGATATTCTATATAAGGTACAATCTGTGCAAATTGAAAAAGAAAAATTGTTAAGACAAAAACTTGGAACATATGAAGTTGATGATTATATTGAAGCATCTAGTAAAGAATTAGAGGCTCCGCCAAATGGCGATAATCAATGACTTCAGCACGCATCCGTCTAATTTATTAGCTAACGCACTGCGCAATACTGGAACTAAAGGTTCTTTTTTTGGCAGGATAAGTAGTTCATCTGCTAATAGTGTTTACCGGAACAGGTAAAGATTTTTTGGAAAGATATTCTCAATTTGAGAAAAGGTATCAGTCAGAACTTTTAAAAAATTTAGATGTTGGCAAAGCGCAAGGTGTTGATTTAGATTTTATAATGAATGGTGGCGCAATAAATCTAGATATTTTAAACGCGGAAGCAAAGACCATGCTTGAAAGAGAATATAGAGAAGATGTTCTCAGGCTACCAAAAATATTTAGGGATATAGGCAATCCTGGTATACAAATGCCTTCTAGTAACAGATACAGACATGCATTTAGATATGGCGTAGACACAGAAGAACGGATTATTGAATCCAGCTCAAGTTGTTTTGAATAGAACAATGTTTAACGTAAATCCAAATAAATCTGGTTTTGAAGCATTTAATGTTGGAACTTCTAATCTTATGGGACATAGAGCTTTAAGCCAGATGTTTAAGGTGGATGAAATAACCGGTGAAACTGTATTGAGGAATATGTCAGAAGTTATTGCTGGTAGATCAGTAAAAATGTTTGACGTTGAAACTTCTGGAATATTTAGAAATTCACAAATAGTTCAAATGGCTACAGCGGATATAACAAGCAGTGGAAAGATATCAGCAGGATTAAATACAAGTTTTAAATCACCGCAACTCAATGGGTTAATGTATGGAGAAGGTAATCCTTTTGTAAACTTATTTTCTTCTGGAAAAGTTGTTGGTTCAGAAAATGGTGGAAAAGACTTTCTTGATGAAGGAGTAAAATTAATCAATAATTTAGTTGAATCCAATTCAGTTATTGCAGGTCATAATATTAATTTTGATATTCAAAAGTTAACTGGAACAATGAAACAAATGGGGGGTTACTCTTCTCATTCTGAAGCAAAAGCTGCAATTGAAAGATTGCATTCTAGAATTAAAAGTGGGGAAACTTTACTTGTTGACACACTAGAATACAATAGATCATATATGAATGATTTAGTTAATAAAGCTGTTGATGATGAATTTGCAAGAACTGGTATAACAAGAACTGATTCTAAAGTAGCTGAACTTCATAGACAGTTTATGTATTCTCCGGAAACAATGGCTGATGTAAAAGTTGGTGGCGGAGCAGCATATTCATCTGTAGAAGCAATGTCTTTAAATACCGATCTCACAGCTAGAATAGTAAGAGATGCAGAAGCCGGAGATGAAGCAGCAATAATGTTACTTGACAAAATGCAAAGAGGTTCTCACTTAGCAGATAATGACACACTTTTGCAAGGTTTTATTTTTAGATATACATCAACATCTGATCACTCAGATAGACTTCAATTGGCTAGGCCAGGAGGAGGAAGAAGTAGTTCCGTATACGAAGCTTTGTCAGAAGATGCAAAGCAAATAGCCGACAATATGAGAAGAAAAATTTATAGATCTAGCGCTAATGTTCCAACTAAAAATATAGCTGATGTACAACATTTGTCTGAAGCAACTTTTAATTATCTTTTAACAGATGAAGGAACTAAAAGTGTAACAATGTTTGCAGATAAAGATGTAACAAAAGGTTACATTAGGTATGATACAACTCAAGCTAAATTTGTTCAACATTCTCCAGAAGGCGTTGTGGACTACATGGGCGGTAGTGCAGACAGAGGAGCATATGAGGTTAGAAAAACTATAGCAGCAGCAAGGGCTGGTAATGCAGACGCAATAAATTCAATTGCTAACTTTGGCATTACATATGGTCAAGAAAGTAGAATACAAGAAATAAGAAAAATAACACAAGCTGTTGGGGAATCAGCTTCTGGAGAAATAACCAAAGAAAGCATACTCGGATCTATAGGAAAAGTATATAAGAATTTTTCTTCTGCTCCAACTTTATCTGAAGCAGTAAAAATAAGCATAGGCGGAAGATCAGCAGAAACGCCTTTCCAGCTCGGTTTTGGTGTCAATAACCTAGATGACTATTTGGTGAGAACACTAGATGCATCGAAAGCAGCTGGCAAAAGTGGAATCGGTTATGATTTCCTTGACGCAAAAAGTAGAGTGTTTAGTACGATTATGTCGGAAGGTACACAAGCTAACGCAGAGTTAGCTAGAACAACTATTGCAAATAAACTTACTCAAGAAGGAGTAAGTGAGGAAGTAAAAGCATCTTTGAAAGCTCAATTGGAAAGTCTAAATTATTCTTCTTATATGGACATATTATCCGAAACAGGTGTATCACATTTCCAAGCACAAAAAGAAGCTTACCTCGGATTAAAAACTTCAACAGGATCTTCCATAGAAGTTGGATCAAGAGTATTTTTGCCAACAGAAGTTTTGCAAGATGTATTAAATAGTGAATCAATAAAATCTACTATTGGCGAAAACGCAATGCAAAAAGGAAAAGTTTCTTTAAGCGTACTTAAAAATAATGAAAATCAAAATACAATAAATCTTTTTTGGCAATTAGGTTCAGAAGCAAAATCTACAGATTATGAAGCAATAGCAGCGCAACTTGTAGATGACGCTTTGGCAGCACACACGGCAAGAGCAACAGATGTTGGAGTAGAAGAAGGTGTTAGTAAGGTAAGAGCTCTCCAAAATTTAGGGGCAGAATTTCAAGCATCTATGGATTTATCTGGGAAAGATAAAGGTCATTTAGTTTCAGTTTTGGCGTCAAGCTTCCAAGAAGGAGGAATAGGATACGCTACTCAGAGTGGAGCAAGAGCAGAAGGAACAATTAAGAGTTTATTAAGAGCTGGCTGGGATTTAATCAACGATAAACTAATAACAGAAAGAGCATCACACCTAGATGTAGTTGGCGATACCGTTAGGGTTTCAGCTTTTGCCGATGAAACAACATTGGCAGCAGCTGGAGTTTCCGGAAGAATGGAAGAAACCAATAAAGGTGTCATCAACTCGCTTAATAAAGCAGCAGATATTTTAAGCCAGGATGGTACGGCTGCAGAAGCTAGAAAAATTATGACTAGATCTAGGCTTGGTTTTGGTGAAAATAAAGCTTTAAACTTTTTTATAGAAAATAAAAAATCAATTTATGGGACTGGTGCCGGCATACTTGCAGCAGGAGTTGGTTACTATATGTATGGTAAGCATAAAGAAAACCAAATTTACGACGAAACAATACAGCAACAGCCAATAACACAAAAGGTGTCTAATGGTGAAATGATGAGACAAACAATGCAGCCTCAAGCTAGCCTTTCTTCATATAGAAGAGATCCGCTTGTTACTGCTGGAGTTGTTGGGAATTTAGATAGAAATAAAATTGGCCATCATAATATGAGTTCAAAAAAACACGCTCATTTATTTGGAGGATAAATTAAATGGGTTTATTAAATGTTGGAGCAAAAGTTGGAAGTAAGTTTGGCGGAACGACTGGCTTAGCTATGGGCGCAATTGGTTTGGCCGGCGTCGCAAAGGGCATAGGTCCATCAGCTAAAGAAGCAGTTTTAGATGCAGCCTTCAACGATCCGTATGCAGATGAAACATTCATGGGGAGACCTATGTCTAGTGGATTTTTGGGAGCAGCAGCGACTCACGGTACAGCTGGTGCTGTTGGCCTTGGCCTTGGAGCTATGGCAATTGGTGGATTAATTGGTGGTGGGGCAGCCGCAAAATTAATACCTAAAAATTCATTTAGAGGAACTATGATCGCTGGAGCAGGAGCAATAGGAGCAGCGGTTGGAGCTTCAGGCGGTGGCATGAGTGAGACTTTAAGTGTTTATGGTCCAGATCCTACCGTTGGTGCAAATCTTGCTACAGCAGGCATCGGGACAGCTTTAGGCGGGGCGATAGGTGGTTTGGGTTATGGTTATGGAAAAAGTTTTAAAAAAGCAGCCATAGGAACTGCAATCGGGGCAACAATAGGCGGCCTCGGGGGCGCTGCTGTAGTGCCTGGCATGGCAATGTCAAGAGTAAGAGATAATAGACAACTACTATCAAGTAGCCCATACAGCACCTCACTTGCAACAGCTCAAGCATTAAACGCTTCAGGAGATATAGTTCTCGGAATGCATAATTCAAGGAAGAGTTACTAATGCCAATTGATCCAATGACAGGAATGCCAAAGCCTTATACTCAAGACGAGATGCTTGAAACTCCTCTGTATGCAAGAACGTTAGAAAATCTTCCTGGGATAACTGCGGGTATTGGGTTCCAGGCTGGCCGTGGTGCTAGAACAATTATGGCTGGCGGCGGATTCATGGACGACGCCTCGAGGTTTGGGGTAGACAAAAAGGCTCAAAGGTATGGAGCTTTTAGAAGTGGGGCAATGAGTCTTGACCCAAATGATTTGAGTTCTGGACAACAATTTCTTTCTTTTGGCAGGAGAAGTGGAAGAGGAGCTAGACTCGCAGGGGAAGCAGGAAGACAACCAATTTATTATGGTGCAAGAGTTAACACTGTAACAGCTAGACCTAGAGCACTAAGAAGGATGTCAAGCTTAAGTGCATTTGCTGAAGACCAAAGAACGTACACTTATGCACAAGGTATAAGGGGACCTCTTTCTAAGGCAAGATTCGGTCCTTTGGGAAAATTAGCAGAAGCAAGTGGAACGGCAAGAGATGAAGCTCTTCTTGGCCCTGGTTTGTTTTCTGGAATAACCGCTGGAAGAAAAATGGATTTATTAGAACGTAAAGCGCTAAGCGGAAATGCAAGAGCCATGTCAAGATTGAGTCAATCAGATATCGGTATACAAAGAATGGCTGGAATGAATAATGCACGAATGACGACAATGACAATGGGGTCTCCAGCTGGAATACCGATGCTTGAAAGAATGACAAGTTCTGGAACAGCATTATCAGAAGGAATGGTGGCTGCAAGAAGTGGTGAGATTGGAGCTAGGGGAAACCTATTGGCATCTTCTATGGCAGGTAAAGGTACCCGCTATATGTCTGGGTACTTTAGAGGAGCACAAGGATTTGCTGGTGTAGCTGGGCTTGAAGGCGAAGCTTTCGCTGGTGCTCAAAAGGCGATAGCCAACATGACTAGTGCTTTAGGCACAGAGGGAATTGCTGGTAAAGCTGGAGAAAAACTTGCAGGAGAAACTGCTGCAAAACAAATTCTTAAAGAAGGTGCATTCAAAACTCTTGGAGCAAAAGGTACGATGGAAGCCTTTAGTACTAAAGCCGGCATGAAGGTGCTTGGGGCAAGAGGTGCAGCAATGGCTATCCCTGGGCTTAATTTATTAGCTACAGCATCTTTAGTTTATGATATTGGCAAAATGGGTGGCGAAGTAATCAAAAGTGGTATAAACTTAGCTAGAGACGCAGAAAAATCCTTACAAGGATCATTTAGTAAACCTATGTTTGGGATGGGATATAGAGACACTGAAGCAGCTGCTACATCGAGGTCAAGAGGCGTTATGGCTATACAAAATTCTAGGTTAAATGCAAGAAGCGCATTGGGTTCGGAAGCGTCTATGATGGCAGCTCATTTTGGGTAATTATGGATCATAAAACTAAAGAATTTAGAAGAAGACTAGAAAAACTTTCTAGAGAAGATCTTTTAGAATTAATTAAAGATCAAGATATAGAATTGTTTAAACAGGTTAATAGAATTGAATGGGTTTTTGAAAATAAACTACAACACATTAACTGGGCTGATGGGACACCCATAACTGGAAGACCTCTAACTAATAGAGAATTATCTTTCTTAATTGATGAACCATTTGAGATAGATAGAGAACTTTTAGATGTTGGAATATCTGGCGAACAACAAAGGCAAATGCATTTAGCTAAAGATCCTGTTGTTTGGGCAAAAAACTTTTTACAGGTTCAACCTAGAGTTTATCAAATATTAATACTAAGAGATCCATCATTAAGAAAAGTATTAAGAGCTGGTCGTCGTTTAGGAAAAACCTTCACACTTGCTATCACACTTTTGCATTATAGCTATACACATAAAGATGGAAGATGTCTTGTTATTGCTCCAATGAAAACACAGGTAGAACTTATTTACCAGGAAATCGGAAGAATAGCTGGAAAAAATGAAGTTGTTATGAATTCAATAACAAGAAAAGTTAGCAGTCCTCAATTTATGATGGAATTCTCCAACGGGTCAACTATTAGATTCTTTACATCTGGCATGCGTTCCGGCGGTAAGTCAGACGTAGCTCGTGGTCAAGAAGCACACGTGATTGTGTTAGACGAAATGGACTACATGCATACAGATGACCTAGACGCATTGTATGCCATGTTGCAGAAAACTGCGGAAGATCAACCAGATAAAATGATGATTGGCGCTTCTACTCCAACTGGTAGAAGAGAAAAATTTTGGGAATGGTGTAGGTCTGAAAGATTCCAAGAATTTTGGTTTCCATCATATTGCAACCCTTATTTTTCTAAAGATCAAGAAGATGAATTTAGAGAACAATACACCGAAATGGGTTATCGCCATGAAATAGAAGCAGACTGGGGCGAAGACTCAGAAGGCGTATACCCAAGAAAATTTGTGGACAAAGCATTCCTTAGTCCTTCGTGGACTTATGAGCCAGAGATAACTTCGGCAAGATCTTTTCATGTTATAGGCGTTGACTGGGACAAGTACGGAGCTGGAACCAACATAGTCGTTGTTGAAGCATGCTCTGATAACCATGAGGATCCAAGGTTTAGAGGAAGATCTAGAGTGGCATATAGAGAAGAAATAGATAGGTCTGAATATACTTTAACTAAAGCTGTAGATAGAATATTTGAACTTAACGAAATATTCAAACCAAAACATATTTATGTTGACAGAGGATTCGGAGAAGTACAGGTCGAACTACTGCACAAATATGGTGTTGAGAATCCTAGATCTGGCCTTAAAGAAAAGGTTAAAGGCGTATCTTTTGCTGAAGCGATAGAGGTAAGAGACCCATATACTAAAATGTTGGTTAAGAAAGAAATAAAACCATACATGGTGGATAATCTTCGTCAGTTCTTAGAAAAAGAAAAAATAGTTTTTCCAGAATCGGACGAAGAACTTTATCTCCAATTAATTTCATATGTTGTGATAAGAACAACTCAAATTGGAAGACCAATATTTGAAGCAAGCGGAACCGCAATGGACCACGCGCACGACGCTTTAATGTTGGCACTTTTAGCCATAACCCAAAACTATGGAGAATTTTCAAAAGGTAACTATGCTATGAATACCGAAACTTTCTCTAACGACTTTTACATGCCAAAGGTTAATACGGTCCAAGATGAAGAAGAAAAACCAAAGTATGCAATAGTTGGCAGAAATGATGGTTTGGCTGCAACTAAGTTTAGAAAAAAAAGTTCTGTTATATCTAACGGTAAAAGAAAGATGTTTTAATTATGTCTATTAACAACATCGAAAATAATTTTGGTCCAACCAGTGACATATTTGGTGGCTATAAAACGGACGTATCTTTTTTTGAAGAAGAAACAAGAGACGACATTACTGTAAATAAATACGCCAATAGTATCCCAACAAATCTTGATTACAGCTTAATACCAAGTATGACAGTTGATTTAAACTTTTTAAAAAATCAATCTTTTCAAACATATAATTACATTCAAGAAACGATTAAGTCCATAGATAATATATTATATAAAGTTTATCTAGATCAAAAATTAACTCCAAATATGGAAGAATGTCACACAAAACTTTGGGAGGAATTATGCAAATATAACGACGTCAAACTGCCGGAACCAGACTTTGTTTCCTTTGAAGAATATAAATACGCCGAAAGATCTATGTCTACGGTTGCCAGAAGATTTATAGCCGAGTTTAACCAAATTTGTTCACAAAGCGTTTTTTCTTATTTGTTAAATTATAGGAATTTATTAAACGCAATGTTAAATGAAGCTTTTTATATTAAAAATTTTATATTAATAAATTTCCAGGAGCAGTATGAAGATGACTCACAAAAAGAAGTTGCAGTACAATTTGACGCATGGGCAAAGGTCGCAGCACAATGCACGAAACGCATTGTCCAATCGATCTCATCATCACCAGGAGAAATCACAGCTTCCGAGTTGGATCAAATCACAGAAAAACAAGCCGTTGAATTCCAAGCATTTTTTTCGATTAGACTAGAAGCTTTAAATGAAGAAATCGCAAGTTTATTAAACAACCTAAAAAGAGATTATGTAGACAACTGCAGTATTTTTTATGACAGATATTTATCGCAAACATTAAATTTTAAAACAAAGATAGTTTCCCCCATGGAGGCAAACTTCTATACAACAACATTTGCGTCTAGATTTCCGACTTTAACAGAAGAGTTAGTTATAGCCACAAATGTGATAAACGCAAACTTTGGGATGATACTTAGTGACTTGATACAAAGAAATCAAATTATAAGATCTAGAGTAGAAAAATTATTAGATTTAATTCAACAAAAAAGAAGATATTCTAATTATATATTTCAACTTTCATTTAAGGGACAAAATAAAAAAGTTATTCGCAAAACAATAACAGAAGATAATTATTCTGAAATATATAAGAATTCTCATATAACTTATAAAGATCAAAGTGATTTAATTTCTGATCATGCAAGCTTACATAACCTAACTGAAAATCATCACCCACAATATTTACTAAAAGATGGCGGAACAATAACTGGGAATATTTCCGTTGATCCTGGCATGAGGATAGACGGAGTTTCACTATCTGGTCACGCGCATACGGGTAATGACGGTAGCCAAAAAATTAAATCAACAGACATTGATTACGATATTGTAAGAACAGATACTACTGTGGTCATACCTAAGGCTAAGTCTATACAGATTACGAACATACAACAGGATATAATAGATGGTGGAGTACCAGTCGTCGATGCTGTAATAACGATAGAGATAGAAGATGGCGATGTTGCTGCCAATCACGAATACGAAGTTTTTGTTTATGAGGTTTAATTATGGCTTGGTTTAGATATTATGATTTAGATGGAAATTATGTTTATCCTAATTTAAGGAAAAAAATAACTTTTCCAATAGCTAAAGAAAACATTGTTAAAGACTCTTGGCTTTTTATTGATGTAGAAAATTTAGATGTTGACATTTACTATGCTTTAAATAAACAAGGATCAATTTTTACCAAAACAGCTTCCGTTGATCCAGATTCTTATTTAGTTGTTTATGAAGATAAGTCTTCTGAAAATTATGATTCAACTCCGGTAATAACTCAAATTGTTGATAATCTTTTATATTTTAAAGCAGCGGAAAATCACTCAAAGGATATTGATATTAATAAACAATATAGTTTATATTATAAAACTCCAAATTTAAAATTAATTAAAAAGAGAACCCAAGATAATCAGTATCAAGCTTGCGAAGAGTCAGAATCACAATTTGTTTCTTCTGAAGAAGATGTAAATGTTTCTTCATATATAAGGGATTTAAATTCAAATAATTACTATAATTTATCATTTGTCAACAGTGAGTCTAATTGGGATTCTGGTGTTTCTAAAAATCCAGGGGCTTCTTTAATAGGAACTTTTACTGGACCAAACATAAAGATATACTCTGACAAAGGTCCTGACTACGGTAAGTTCAGAATAAGAATTATGCCGTATGGATCTGATCAAAATGCAGATAATGAGATTGTTTTAGATTATTGGGAAGAAATTGATCTGTACAATCAAAACAAAAGCACAGATGCGCTAGTCTTTTCTAAGACAGATTTATCGTATAAAAACTATGTATTTGAAATAGTTTCTAACTATGAAAAAAATATACTATCTTCAGATGGAAAAATAAATATAAAAAAATATAGTTTTTCTTTAAATAATTATTTAACTTTAAATAAAGAGGAAGTAAGTTCTTCATTATTAGGAAGAATCGTCACAGGAGCAACTTTGTAATGGCTGAGATTATAAAAAAAATTGAAAACTTAAAACCAGGCAAGAATTATATATTTAGTGTCAGAACCAAAAATACCGACATTAACGCTTATTCAGAAAGCGTAGATTCTATATTAGTTTCAATTCCTAAAGATACCACGATACCAGACGCCATATCTAATTTAGCTCTATATGCATCATTTGAAAATGTCATGTTTGTTTTTGACTTTAGTAATGATTTAGATATAGACAAATATGAATATGAATTATACGACAATGGTGCCGGCACGGGGACAGCTACTTCAACAGGTTTTAGTTCCGCAAACGTTTTTACGGTAGCGGTACCAAACAGTACAGACACGGTCGCTAAAACTTATTGGGGCAGAGTTAGATCAGTAGACACGACTGGCAATCTTGGTCCATGGACAGCTTTAACTCAAACTGATCAATCAACACCGCTAATTGATAGCCAATATATCAGCAGCTTAACTGCATCAAAAATAACAGCTGGAACAATAGGCGCACAAACAATAACCTTGTCTGGGGCTAACTCCATTCTAAAATCTAACAACTATGCCGCAGCGAATACTACATTTGGTGGAACCGGTTGGAAGATAAGTGGAGATGGAAAAGCTGTATTTAATGACGCTAGCATTAGATCTAGTTTAGACATTGGTGAAGATCAAGGAACATCAGACGCCACGTCATTCCATGTTGATTCGAATGGAAACATGTGGAGCGGTTCAAATAGCACTAGCTTTTCTATAGCTCCATTTAGAGTCACTAACACTGGTGATGTTACAGCCAATAGTCTCACTTTAACAGGTAGGACATCTTTAAACAATAGTGGAAACGCTTCTATATTTTTGACCAATAATGTTGATGGCATAGGTCTTTATAGTGATGCGAATACAGCATTCTATGTTGATGCTACTGACAAGTTTTCTTTGGGCAATAAGCTAACATGGGCAAATAGCATATTAACAGTACAAGGTGTATTGAAGCTTAGCGATGGCTCAGATGTAGTCGACGCAGAAGAAGTTGGCAATATAGCTCAAGATCTTGTTGATGAATTTGGTAACTCCATATATGATGATGGTTTTATAGGTGGCTTAACAATATCTGCTAGTAAAATGTATTATGGTGCTGGGGCTTTTGCTAGCAGCAATACAGCCTTTTATGTTGCAAAAAATTTAAGTACTGGTCAAGCTGATTTTTCTCTAGGCAATAAACTAACATGGGATGGAACAACTTTAAGCATAACTGGTAACGTTGCCATTACCGGCGGGACAACCTATACCACAATTCAAAATGCATATGATGAAGCAAACAGCGCATCCGATTCAGCAGGGCTAGCTTACTCAACTGCTATAGATGCCTATGGAATAGCAATCAGTGCCCAAGGCACTGCAGACGACGCCTATTCGGAAGCCATAACAAAAATAGGGCCAGGAACACTGATTGCAGAGATTAATGGAGCAGCTACAAAAATTACTGGAGATCAAATTGAATCAGGCACGATAAGAGCTAGTACATCTTTTATAGCAGAAGGATCTGGAATTTTTAGAAATTCAGATTCATCATTTTATGTTGACGCTGGTGGCGGTGTTTCAACTGATAACATACTATCATCTAGAGGTAATTTAGCTATAGACATAGCTTTAAACGATGAATGCAATATGGTAAGATTGGGTAATCCAGTTACGACCGGGACTTTTACTGTTTTTGGAAACTTAAGATATAAAACAGCTTCTACATATTCCGATAAAAGAATAAAGAATACAATAACACCTATTGAATCTTCAATTAATTTTATAAATAAATTAGAACCAGTTAGTTATTATTTAAATCATTTTAGCCATGAAGATACTTTAAATAGCATTACCACAGATAACACTGGAAAAAGAAAACATTTTGGCCTAGTAGCTCAAGACGTAAAAGCAGCATTGGATAATTCAGGTTATCCATCTTCAGAGTATTCACTTTGGAAAGGTAGCGAGCCAGGAGAAGAAGACCGTCTTCAGTCAGTTTCCTATGATGAAATGGTACCCCATTTAGTTAAAGCGGTTCAAGAATTGTCAGCTAAGATAGAAGAACTTGAGTCTAGACTAAACTCGTGATATACTAATAGAATGTCTAGAATAAGAGCAGGTGAAAATTTGACGCCTTCAAGCATTCAAAATATTAATGATGAAGATTCAAACTTAGATGTTAATATTATAATAGCAACTTTTCAAGAAAAACTTAGCAGCTTAATGACCGAATTGGTTATTAAGGAAGCTACAATTAAACAGCAATCAAACATTATAAGAAAACTAAAAGGACAAAATTATGAGTGATGTAGTAGAAACAACTGAAGAAAAGAAAGATTTTTCTGTAGAGATTAAGATCAGTGAACAGAACCTTTCTTATAGAAGCGATTTCGCTGAAGCCGAAACCGTTTTTTGGCTTGAAGCAGTAAAAGATCTTATTATTAAGAATGCCTTTAATAAAGCTGGCCTTGAGCAGGGTAACTAACTTATAAAAATATAATCTAATAAGTACTATTCTATTAGATTTATACGGGAGCCCCAAATGCCATTATTAGACTATTTACCATTTCGTCAGATAGACGATTTTAACAGTGGTAACTTTGTAGCAAAAACTATAGAGCCTGAAGACGTAGGCACTTTGGGTAAGGTTATGAGAGTGGCATCGCTCGCTCTTGGCTATCATGGTTCAGTTTACTGGTATAACACTAGAGCAACATTTGAGCCATCTCCATATGACTTTGACAGAATTATGCAAGCGGTAGATACCGATTCATATATCCGTCAAGCGATGAATAAATATAAAGATTTATTCTGGAAAGAAAATTGGAAGATAGTTGGGGAAAACCCTGAAGCAGTAGCTTATCTGTATCAAAGAATAGACTTCTTGGAAATGACCATGAAGAGACCATTTTTGGACTTCTTAATAGAAGTTTCCGATCAACTCTTTAAGTACGCTAACTGTTTTGTAGTTAAAGCTAGAGGAGATATTTCTGAATATTTTCCAGATAAGTTAAATCCAGTTTCAGCTGAACAAACAGTAATAGGATACTATTTAATCCCGACAGAACAAGTAAGAATTCTTAGAGATAGATACAATAGGCCTAAGTCATATGAGCAAAGAACTGACCCTTTAACTTATTCTCCTTCTGTTAAAACTCCAGTTTGGTCAGCAGATAGAGTTATCCATCTTCATTTTGACAAAAAAGCCGGCAGAGCTTTTGGTACGCCGTTTTTAACAAACGTCTTGGATGACGTAATCGCCCTAAGACAATTAGAAGAAGATATTCAAAATCTTGTTCACAGAGAATTATTCCCTCTTTATAAATACAAAATTGGAACAGCTGAGCAACCAGCAGAGCCAGAAGAAATATCACGCGCTGCAGCAGAAATTGAAAACCTCAGAACAGAAGGTGGTCTAATACTTCCGTTTAGACATGATATTGAAGTTGTTGCATCAGGCAATCAATTACTTGACGCTTCAAATTATCTTGAACACTTTAAGGAAAGAGTTGCTGTTGGTTTAGGTTTAGCTCCGCATCACCTTGGTATGATGATGAATGGTGGCAATAGATCTGTAACAGATAGATTAGATATAGCTCTTTATGACAAGATCAAACAGTACCAAAAACAATTCGCTGAAATTGTTAGAGTTAACATTTTTAACGAACTATTGTTTGAAGGTGGTTTTGACCCGATTAAGAACCCAATTGATGATGGGGTGTCAGACCGTTGTTACTTTAAGTTTAATGAGATTGACGTAGACACTCAAGTTAAAAAAGAAACGCATGTAATACAGAAATATACTAACTCTATTATTTCTTTGTCTGAAACTAGAAAAGAATTAGGCCTTGATCCAGAAATTGATGAGTCAGAACTGTTTGGCGCTATACAAGCTAGAATCCAAATGGATATAGCAACTCACCAAGCAGACGTTCAAGCCGCTGTAGCCCCTCAGCAGAGTGCAGTGACTAAAACTTCAGCAAGTGGTGGAACCACGCAGACTGCACCACCAAAGCAACCTAAGTCTACAAACCTGCCAAATAATACAAAAGGACCAGGTAACATTATTAGACCAACAAATCAACAAGGTACAAGAACATCTCCAAATATTAGAAGAGCAGATGATTTAAGTTGGTTGTCAGTAGTTGAAAATCTTTTGGAAAAAGAGTATACTGTCATAGAGACAGATGACTTAATGTCAGATATTCCAAAGGATGATGATGGGCTTAATAATTAATTCAGAGATTAGCAAGCAGTTCTTGCTAGAAGAAGACGCTGTTCAAGGATTCAAGAAGGCAGTTGCCAATAATCAACAACAACTTGCTTTGAAGGTTCTAACAGAAATAATCGATACTTTCATGGAAGCATTTGATCTTCTAATTGAAACAGAAGACGACTCGGCAACAGAAGAAGAAGCTGTTGAACCTAAAGCTGAAGAAGTAAAAGAAGAAAAAAAGCCAGCAGCAAAAAAGGCTGATGTAAAAGAAGAAAAAGTACAAACTGAAGAAAAATGAAATTAATAATTGGCTGTCCAATTTATAAAAGAGATTGGATTCTTCCGGAATGGATTAGGTGTATTATTAATCAATCCATTGACATGAACGATGTTGGTTTGATTTTTGAAACATCACCTGATGATTTTGAAACTACTAACTCTTTATTAACTTGGAAAAGATTAGACAAAAGATTCCAAACTTTTGAGATTAATGAGAGAAAAGATATACCTCATTTTGAACATGAGAATAACGGAAGACAATGGACTATGTCCAAATATCATAATATGGTGTCTTTAAGGAATTCAATACTTCAAAGAGTAAGAGAGTATCAGCCAGATTTTTATTTGAGTTTAGATTCTGACATCTTGCTGCAAAATCCAAATACAATAGAATTATTGATAGCACACATTAAAGACGGGGCAGATGCAGTGTCACCTTTGATGTTTATGACTCCAGTGGACACAAGATTCCCCAGCGTAATGAGCTGGAAGGATGAGGAACATAATATAGCTTATAGAAAAGAAAAGTATCCTTTAGGGGAATATTTCCAATCAGATATTATTATGGCCGCAAAAATGATGTCTAAAGATGTTTACAATAATGTAGATTATCAATTCCATAAACAGGGTGAAGATCTTGGTTGGGCAAAAAACGCCACAGAAAAAGGCTATAAACTATATAGCGCATCCTACATCTATGCTCCACATCTAATGTCTAGAGATATGTACCAGCATTATCTAGTAAACGGAGACAATAGGGGTAATATTAAAACTAGTCAAGTTTTGGTGTAACACGTGCTTAAGGAAATAGGTCCTGTTGGTTCAGGAATATATTTCGGTCAATTATTTAGTAAAAGACTTGCTTCTGCTTTTATGGAACAGTTAGATAAACTTGAATCAAATATTCCATCAGAAACAGATAAAAACAAATTCAAAACTTATTCGGTAAATGAATCAGCTACTGTTAGCGGATTTTTATTAACGTCTGTCCTTGGGTCTATATATTCCCGACTGACAAATCAGTACTCATTAATGACAGGAATAAAACTTGTTATCCCATCATTCCCAAATCCAGGTTTCGTAATCAAAACCCAAATGACTGGACAAATACACGGTGTGCATAGTGACGGCAATAACTTAGATTATGAGGGGAGTAGAGTTTTGCATACTTCAGCTATATGCATGAATGATAACTATGAGGGCGGTCATACGCAATTTTATCTTAGTGGAACAATGGAAAAACCAAATATCGATATAGATATAAAACTAAAAGCGGGACAAGCACTAATATTTAATTCAAACTTAAATTATCATGGCATTACAGAAGTTACTTCTGGGTCTAGGATTACTTTACTCCAACTTTGGAGAGAGTGGTTATGAATAAAAATAAAGGTAACAGGTTTTAACAATTATTTGACAAAATCCAATAATAGGAGTAGTATTAAAACTAGTCAAGTTTGATAAACTATGATATATTCATATAAGATTGTTTAATCTTATAAAAACAAATTTACTATATAGCTGATCAGTAATAAAGGAACAAATAATGGCTTTTGACTTTGTAGAAAATTTCACTATAGAAATGCCCAAGTTCTCTGATTCCAACTATAATTTTATGGAATCATTTGATAATAAGCAAGGGCTTATAATCGAAGTTGCCGCTATACATGAGCGGATTAACAGCTAACTACAATAACTATTCAGCAATAGAATTAGAAAAGGCTCTCCAGTCTTGGGTCGAGCCATACCCTAAGCCTATCATCCTTAACCATGATCTTAATTCTGAGCCAATTGGTCGTGTTATGGCCGCAAGAATGGACAAAGAAGAAGATGGTTCGTCTTTTGTCCGTTTGCAGATTGCCGTGACCGACCCTGTTGCTGCACAAAAAATAGCCGATAAAAGATATATGACCGGTTCCGTGGGTGGAAGAGCGGGCAAAGCTGTTTGTTCGATATCTGGCGATGATCTAGCATCAGAAGACGCAAGCGGCAAACCAAACGTTGCTAAATTTAAAAGAGGCAAAATCTACAAGGGCAAAATGGCTTTTGTTGATATGCAAGACATTTCCTTTAAAGAATACTCATTTGTTAACCAACCAGCAGATCAAAGATCTGGGGTAAGAGGTTCTAAGTCTGTAGAGGGCAAAGCACCAGTTGCCGACTCAGAGAACTGGGTTGCTAGAAGCTCAGCTTTTGTCCTGCACATGGACAATGATGATATTGTTTCAATAAATGAAAATGAATCAATGTTTAAAAATATGAAGAAAAAAGAATCAAGACCAGTTTACCTGCATCTTAAAGGAGCATTCCTTAGTGCGATGGCTGTCCAAGAGAGTGAAAATGTAATTAACGAAGAGTCTTCATTACTATCTAATGAAGACTCTATTGAGAAAAAATATGAGGAGAATCTTAAAATGGATGATACTGCAGTGAATGAAGACATCCTCGCCGTCGCTCAAGAACTTAGCGAAGACCTTTCAACATTGGCGAGCGCTTCTAAGGAAGAGGAATCAGCAGAACAAGTAGCTGACGAAGCAAACGAATCAGCAAAAGCTGAAGTAGAAGAAGTAAAACCTCTTGAAGAACAAGAAGAACTAGTCGCAGTTGAGTCAGATGACGAATTAGCAAAAGCTAAAGCCCGCATAGTTGAACTTGAAGCACAGATCGCTTCTGCAGCACCAGCCGCAGAACAAGATTCTACAGAAGTTGCAGATGCAACAGAAGAACAGAGTGAAGAAGCAGTTGTTGATTCTGTTAAAGCTGAAATTTCTGAAGAAAATAAAGATACTGAAGGAACAGAAGCAGAGCTCACTGGTGAAAAAGTTGCCCCTGAGCAAAATGCTGATGATTCAGTCAATAAACTTCAGGCTCTTGAAGAAGAAAACCAGAAGCTTAGAAGTGCATTACATAGAACTCTTGCAGAAAGAGTTGTTGATGCAAAGATTACAATTGGTATTGAATCATACGAAGCTAGAGAAGCATTAGTAGCTGACCACGTTAAGCGTACAGCTTCTTCTTTAGCTGATTCTTTAAGAGATCTTGCAGGTATGCCAGCAGCCAAAAAAGCAAAAGCAAACTTGCCAGAAATTAATTCTGAAATCGAAGCTAGCGAGAATGAGACAGGTGTCATAACTCTCGATAGAAAAGACGAAGAAAAAGAAACAGTAGAGTCAACACCACTTGAGGACATCTTTGTAGATGCTCTTATGGGCCGTCGTAAACTTTAAAAAAAATAATATCTTAAGGAGATAACTTAAATGAGTTTAGCAAAATTTCGTAAAGTTGGCACCAAAACCGGTGCTGGTCGCTTTGTAGTTTCGCAGGGTATCGCACCTGCAGCCTACTTGCTCACACACCCAGGTCTTCCAACCTGGTACACAGATTCAGAAGATGATCGTTTTGAAGTAGTAATAACCAAGGGAACAATCCTTTCGGTAATTGCTGATAGCAATGGCGACGCACGCGTTGTCCCTGCAAACGGTACAGCATCAGACAAGGATTATGGAGACAATATGCCTTCAACCTGGGATCCAATGAATGGCGCAACGCCAAACTATTCAGGATCGGGCGCAACTGACACAGTAACTGTGCCTGCTCGCTCCATCCCAATCGGTGTTGCGCAGTATGACCTTTATCGTCCATTTGATAAGGGCACATCACAAGGTGCAGGTTTCATTACCCATGGTTACGTAGAGTACCCAATGGTTAGTGGATTGAACGCTGACGTAACTGTTGGTTCGCTCGTAAGATCGGATAGCATGGGACGTCCAGTTAAGGCAGCGGCAGCGAATTTCTTAAATTCGACTGACGTTTATTCTTACCTCCAGGTTGGTAAGGTTATTGAGGTAGAAAAGTTTGCAACCAACTTTGATGATGGTCTGCTTTCCTACATGCAATTGCCGTCAGATCCAGGTGCTTTGAAGACTGTATACGAGCTCACACGCTCGGGTTCATTCTCGGGTAAATTGGGTATACGTTCTAACTTGGACGTTACAAATGTGATTGGTGCATTCCGCGTCAATCTCACACTTTAAGAAACAATAGCAGGAGGAAAGATCCTAAGATGAGTAAGACAATCCAAGAGCTCCTCTCGGGTCTCCCAGCATGGGAGACTGTATTAACCGAGGATGGGCACATCGACGAAAACAATAGAGTGACCATCAAAGAGGCTTTTGCATCACCAGATGCAGCAGCACTTTTTCCTAAGGTCATCTCTCGTACACTTAGAGAAGCAGCAGAGCCACAGTTACTCGTGACTCCACTATTATCAACAGTGCGACTAGGAAAAGGACGCTCCTTGGAGTTTCCAGCCGTAAACGCAATTCAAGCAGCAGAAATTCCAGAAGGACAAGAGTACCCAGAACAGGCACTCGCATTTGCTAAGCAGATTGAAGGCAAAGTCTCGAAGAAGGGCGTTAAGCTCTCCTTCACAGAGGAAGTCATCGCAGACTCCCTTTGGGATATTGTAGGTCTTCATGTTCGCGCAGCAGGTCGTGCAATGGCCCGTTTGAAGGAACAAATTGCCCTCAGCCGTTTCAAGGACGCAGCAACAATTGTGTTCGACAACGCTGGTGGCGGTTACGATAGCACAACCGGTAGAGGGATCGATGGCGAGTTCAACGACACTCTTCACTGGGATGATGTTATCGACATGGCTGCTGTTCTGATGGCAGAAAATCATGTCCCAACAGACTTTATCCTCCACCCATTGATGTGGTCGGTATTCTTGAAGGATGCGATTTTCCACACTGGTGGATCCGCTGCAGCTGTTAACACAAGCTGGGGCTACCGTCCAGACTCACCAAGTGGTGCACTCAATTCGACAGCCCCAATGGGTCTGAATGTAATTGTCACACCATTCGTAAGCTTCACTGCTAAGTCAGGTGCAACGCCAGCTAAGTCTGACGTGTTCTTGATTGACCGCAACGAAGTGGGTACCCTCCTTGTCAAGGATGAAATGAGCACAGATCAGTTTGATGATCCAACTCGTGACATTCGTCAGATGAAGATGAAAGAACGCTATGACATTGTAATGCTCGGTGACGGTGAAGGAATCACAGTTGCTAGAAACGTTAACCTTGCTCGTAACTACGAAGTTCAGGTTACCAACGATATTACAGTATCATAAGACCTTAGGGTTAGTTATAGTTACGAATCCCTAGAGAATGGGGGGTGTGAGAGAAATCTCCACCCCCTATTTTCATATTTACGTTTTGTTTATTACTATTGATACTAGTTAATAATTTTGGAGAATAATTGTGGCCCTATTTCTCATTGATCAAGCCAAAGTAAATGCGTACAGTGCGTCTATAAAATTTGGTAGAACAATAAAAATATCTTCATTAAAAAATGAAAACTTTAAAGTCTATACAGATGCAGCTACTCCGGCACAGGTCACCGCTCCATTTGAAATTATTAATACAATAAAAGATTATAATCAGATTTCTAGAATTATAAGTCTTTATTGGAAAGCTAATTTAATTGATGGTCAATCTTATTTTATAAGAATTGAAAACATTGTAGACTCAGCTGGGTCTATAGTGCCATATGAAACGGTAAAGTTTACATATGTTTCTTCAGCCACCCCATCAGATAAAGAATTTGTAGATCCAGGTATTATTCCTGTTCTAATTGAAGATAAATCGATAAGAACAGAAGTAGACATTAGTTATAATATTATAGCTAAAAATCCTTTATTCTATATAGAAAATATTGACCCGATTGACGGTGATTTTTATTTATCAAATGATTACAATTATGGAAGAGTAACTGTAACATTTAATGAAAAACCAGCTTCAAACTTTTTGAATAATAAATATTTTTTATGCCAAAGAAAGAAAATCCAAAAAAGTCCTTCTAGGTGGGAAAATATTACGACGAGTGTAAGTACCCATTCGTGGAAGGCAGAAGTGTATATTGATTTCCCTTCACTTGATGCAACTCCATCGTACTTTACTCCTGATAAAGATTATTTTGAACAAGGTTATAAATATAGAATTAAAATATCTAAAGATATTGGAATTTAATATGGCAAATTTTATATATAAAAAAGCTAAAGAATCTTTATTAAATGGTGAATTTAATTTAAGTTCAAATAATTTAAAAGTTCTTCTTGTAGACAAATCTTTATATGCGCCAAACGAAAATTTAGATCAACATATATCAGATATACCAGCGAGCGCTATAAAAAAAAGATCAAGCAATATGACTAATGTAGTTAACTCTTTGGGTGTATTAGATGCAGACAATGTTTCTATGGCCGATTACAACGGGCAGTCTTTTGATGCAATAGTTTTGTATCAAAGTGGAACTTCAGATTCTAATTCAAAGTTAATATTTTTTATAGATAATTCAAGTGGTTTACCATTTATCGGCTCCAATAGCAACACTCCTGTTACTATAATTTGGAGTGATTCAAATACTAAAATACTTTCTATTTAGGAGTTTTTATGGCAACAAATTACCCATCATCATTAGATAATTTTGTAAACCCAACAGCTAATGATACCTTAAATTCAATTACAGTACCACATCACCAGCAACATACAGATCTAAACGATGCAGTAGAAGGAATGCAAACTGTTTTGGGAATCAACCCAGCAGGTTCTCATCTTACTGTTAAAGATAGAATCATTGCGGCAGAAACAAATATTTCAACTCAATCAGTTCTAAATGGAATGACAGATGTTACTATAAGCTCAGCTGCGAGTGGTCAAGTATTAAGATATAACGGCTCTCAATGGATTAATTATGCAGAGTCAAATCTTGTTGATGGAGGGAATTTTTAAAAATGGCTAATACGCTAAGAATTAAAAGAAGGTCTAGCGCTGGAGCAGCAGGTGCCCCAGGAAGTCTTGAGAACGCTGAATTAGCGTTTAACGAAGCCGACAATACCCTTTATTATGGAACTGGAACTGGTGGGGCTGGTGGGACTGCAACTTCTGTAATCGCTATTGCTGGTTACGGTGCGTATACTACGCTTGGAACAGATCAAACAATATCTGGTAATAAAACTTTTTCTGGAACAGTAATAGTTCCAACACCAACTGCAAACACGCATGCAGCTACTAAATTATATGTAGATCAAGCAATTGGTGTAGTTGCTACTTCATTTACTGTAGCTGCTAATACTGGCTCTAATTTAACAATATCTAGTGGAACTGACACATTTACAATTGTTGGTGGAACCGGGATAACCACTGCAGCTAGTGCTACAGACACCATAACTATAACAAACCAAGGTGTTATCTCTTTGACCGGGACAGCTAATGAAGTTTCTGTTTCCGCATCGAATGGTTCGGTAACTTTAAGTCTTCCGTCAAATGTAACTATACCAAATAATCTTACCGTAACAGGCGATTTGGTTGTTAACGGCAATACAACAACGCTCAACACAGCAACTTTAGTGGTTGAAGATAAGAATATAGTTTTATCTAACACAGCATCTCCAACAGATATAACAGCAGATGGTGCTGGTATCACTGTTCTTGGTGATACGAATAAAACATTCAACTGGGTTGACTCAACAGATTCTTGGACATCATCAGAGCATATAGATATAGCATCAGGTAAAGTTTATAAAATTGATGGGACTTCAGTATTAAGTAATACTACTCTTGGTTCTGGTGTTGTTAACTCAAGCTTGACATCATTAGGCACAATCACTGTAGGCACTTGGAATGGCACCACAGTAGGTGTATCCTATGGTGGTACTGGAGCAACAGATGCAGCAAATGCAAGAATTAATTTAGGTTTAGTAATTGGCACAAACGTACAAGCTTACGATCCAGAGTTGGCAGCAATTGCTAGCTTAACCTCTGAAGCCGATAAAATTCCTTATTTTACTGGAGCGAATACAGCGGCTCTTGCAACTTTTACCACATTTGGAAGAAGTCTTGTTGATGACGCAGATGCATCTACAGCTAGAACCACATTAGGTCTTGGAACAATTGCAGTGCAAAATTCGAATAACGTTTCCATCACCGGTGGTTCTATAGACAATCTAACATTTGACGGCGGAACCTTTTAATTAGGAAAGGTTTTCATGACAATACCAAATTTAGTAAAAGGGCAAATAGCCTTAGATCCAACTAATGATTTATTGTATTATGTAAATGAATCTAACACGATAGTTTCTACATCTTTATCTTGGGTAAAAAATAATAGCAATATATCTACAGCAGAAAATGTTGTTATAAGTGGAGACTTAACCGTATCTGGTTCAACGGTAACGGTAAATGTTGAAACTCTTCTAATAGAAGATAATATTATAGTTTTAAATACTGGGACTACCGGGTCTCCTAGTCTCAATGCAGGTGTTGAAATCGAACGTGGCACATCAACAAACGTTCAATTGCGCTGGAACGAATCAACAGACAAATGGCAGTTCACAAACGACGGAACAACATTTTATAATATAATTGGCGAAGGAAATGATATAACTGCTAACATTGCCGGAACCTTAACTGGTAACGTAGTAGGTAACGTAGCCGGCAACGCAGACACCGCAACAAAATTAGCTACCGCTAGAACCATACAGTTAACTGGTCCAGTCACTGGTTCTGCATCTTTTGATGGTTCGTCAAACATCTCTATATCAACTTCACTCACTGCTGAATCTACAACTATAGGTAATTTATCAGATGTAACTATATCTTCTGCTGCCAATGGTGATTTTTTAAGATACAATGGTTCAGCTTGGATTAACGACGCGGTAGACCTTGGCACTGACACTACTGGAAATTTTGTTTCGGATGTAACTAGTGGCAATGGTATTACAGTTACACATACTCCTGGTGAAGGTTCTTCAGCGGCTGTTGCGGTAGACACCTCGGTTGTCGCTACGTTGAATGATAGTCAAATTTTAACAAATAAAACTTTAGCTACTCCAAGTTTTACTGGAGTTTCTCCAAAAATAACTTTGGGTGGGGATTTATACGGTAATGTAACTTTATCTAACCTGCAAAATGGCACACTTGACGCCTACTTACTTCCAGAAAGCGTTACTTTGGGAGTCCAAACTAGCGGAGATTATGTAAGTCATTTGTATGCTGGTGCTGGAGTACAGATACAATTTGACAACAATAGTGCTGTTGGGTCTAATGCAACACTCTCTATAGGCCAACCAGTTGGCACAGGTGCTACCCCAAATTTTGTATCAGTAACAGCACAAAATTTTTATGGAAATGTTACAGGTGATTTAGTTGGAAATCTTACAGGAAACGTTTATAACGCAACTGACGTAAATACAACAAACTTGTCAATAAATAGTTTTGGAATTGATCCAACTGGAGCGTTAGATGGAAAAGTATTAAAATATAGTTCTTCATTGGGAAGATTTGTCCCAGCAGATGACAACGTTGCTACAGCAGGGTCTTTGAGTGTGAATGACTTAAGCGACGTTGACACAACAGGTAAAATAAATGGTCATTATTTAAGGTGGAACCAAACGTCGAGCAACTGGGTGCCCGATATTGTTGACATGCCATCCAACATAGCATTGGGCACTAATACAATTGGTGCTTATGTGAAATCAGTTGAAGCCGGAAGTGGAATTACATTATCAAATAACTCAGGTGCAGCAGGTGCTACTCCAACATTTTCTGTTAACACCTCGGTTGTTGCAACATTGAATGATAATCAAACTCTAACACAAAAAACGCTTACAAGTCCAACTATTACTGGCATCTCTCCTGTGATTACTTTAGCTGGAGATTTAACTGGTTCAGCAGCTTTAACAAACCTTGGTGATGCAACGCTAACCGCCGCAATAGCAGCCAACTCTGTTGCACTAGGAACTGATACAACTGGCGACTATGTATCCTCACTTGTTGCAGGAACCGGAATTACACTTGCGAATAATTCTGGAGAAAATTCAACGCCAACGATCTCTATAGGTCAAGCAGTCAATACAAACTCTAATGTTACTTTTGATACTGTCACAACTACTGGGAGTATAACAGTTGCTGGAAATATAAATGTTTCAGGTTCGCTTGTAACGACTAATCAAACAAGTTTGTCTATTGAAGATCCAATTATTTACTTAAATAACGGAGCCACTCCTAGTGACCCAGATCTAGGTTTTGCTGGGAACTATAATGATGGCACCTATCGACATGCAGGTTTATTCAGTGACGCATCTGACGGCCACAAGTTTAAATTCTTTAAGGGTCTCACTATTGAGCCGACTCATCCAATCAACACATCACACGCATCATATGCTGATGGTGATGTTGTTGCTAACACTTTTGAAAGCAAAGTTGCAACTGGTTCAGCACCTTTGGTGATAGCTTCAACGACATTAGTTCCAAATCTAAATGCCCAGTTTTTAAATGGTCAAGCCGGCACATATTATGCTCCAACAGCTTCTCCAACTTTTACTGGCACTGTAACTTTACCATCCAATACTGTTACAAATTCCATGATAGCTTCAAACACTATCGACTACTCTAAACTAGCTAGCGGACCAGCAACATCTAACTTTAATATTATTTTTAATGATCAAGTTGGTGCTTACACGTTAGTCACTGGAGATTTGGCAAAAATGGTAACAATTAATAGCGCTTCAACCACGGTCGTCACAGTGCCAAACATTCTTAATACTGGAGATCAAATTACTGTTTTGTCAAAAGGAACAGGAACAGTAGAACTTAGAGGGGATACTGGAGTAATCGTAAACGCTACTCCAGGTCGCTACTTGCGAGCACAGTGGTCTTCTGCTACACTAGTAAAACTAGGAAATAATAGCTGGTTGGCTATCGGAGATTTGAAAGCATAATTTATGTCAAGTGGAGATAAAACAGGTTCAAGAAAAGCACCTAAACCTACTCTAGCAAGTCGGAACACCTAAAGCAAATGCTAACACAACAATAACTAGTGCAGGTTTCGTCGTTGGCAATGTGACCAGCATACCAACTAGTATTCCTGGCAACCCACTTCTTGACACAGTTGCCACAGCTGTAACTGATGCTTCTGTTGTTCCCATCGGGACTACTATAGATTATTCTATAGTTAGCCCGTTCTTTCCACCATATTTTCCGCCATTCTTCCCACCATTCTTTCCACCATATTTCCCACCGTTTTTTCCACCGTTTTTTCCACC